AGGAGTAGTTAGGTTGTAGCATAGGACACCATTACGATCCCCCATAACTTTGATACAGTCATCAAACCCATCAGCATCAAAAAAATATGTTATTAAGAATATGTATGGGACTGGGCTAACTCTATAGGCCTGTAAATTCTTTAGACGCATACCCTTTTCTTTAGGAAGAAAGCCACCAAATAAAAATGCATTTGAGATACCAGTAGATACCGCAGATGAAATTATTACACTGGGGCCAGGAGTTGATATTATTTGGATACCACGTTTAATGCATTCCTGGGCAATTGCTCCCCCTGGGTCTGCTATCCCTGGCATGCCTGCATCGCAAATTACATAAACATCCTCTCCTGATGTTAATAGGTCTAGGACATTACGAATGAGTGGTTCTTCCCCTATATGGTCAGGCCAAGTATGGGCATACATTATGTTGGCCCCAGGTTTATCTATATTTAAAGATTCTAAAAATCTCTTAAAGTCTTCTGGGTTTTCTGCTACTATATTTTTAGCCTCTTTAATATAATTCAAAGATCTAACAGACATATCTTCTGGATTTCCTATAGGAGTTCCAACCATAAATAATTTGCTCATAAAGCCATTATAGCAGTTGACAAACCTTTTAGCATGTTATATACTTATAATGCTTAACAAAAGCCAGACGAATTGGGCGCCTGACAACGTCTATAAATGAACTGATCAGGATAGGACCTGGACAAGTCTTAAAACTGTCCCTTACATTAAGGAGTGATATGTTTTATTTACTACATTCATCAGCAATTGTTTTACTAGTGCTACTGTCATACAAATTAGGCTATAAGCAAGCCGTGAATAAAGAAAAGATAAATTTATGACTAAATATAAAGAGTGGAGAGTTAGCAATAGGACTTGGGTTTCTGTTGGATTCAATCCCCGCAGATTTGGATTAGGTTTTAGCGTAGACAGATACAACTTAAGCATAGACTTTGTTTGCTTCTGGATAAACATTGAATACTAATGAAATAGTAAGGATGTCTGTGCTTATGACTGAGATGGACACTGGCTTTATTCTTACCCCAGAATATAGAGAAGATATGATTAAGAGAATATTGGCTAAAGTAGAAGAATCTAACCATTAGTGCACCGCTAGGTGCATAGATTAGTTTACTCTTTCTACTTTTCGCCGAACTTAAAACCTCTATTTTGCGCCTTGACTTTACCGCCGATTTTCTAATTCTAGAATACGTTTCTTAAGAGGTTTGAGCATATGTAACACTAAGACAAAATCTAAGGCCAAGCCCACAATCAATCCAACAAAAAACCAAAGCACTCCCATATCCACCCCTAAAAGTATATTAATTTATTATATCGCATTACGTGTTCCATTGTTTGTATCTTTAACAGTAGCATTGATAATTTTAATTACCCTCTTTGATGATATTTTCTCACTACTAAATGCTTCTGTATAGCCATCTTGAGGCATGTCTTCTTTGGCTAAATACCGCCCAGGAAACTTATTACGAAAAACCTTTAAAACCTCCTGCTCTACAGACCTAGCAACTTCCCTATTCTCAAAATACCAATAGTCAATTAACATCCAGCCTTTGACCCTGTGCTGTGAATATCTACGATTAGATAGGTTAGATATGCCAACCTTGAACGCCTTTAGCGCTGGAGAATATATTAAGTATAGTAATGCTCTTTCCATTTATACATTATATCTTGACTTATCCCCCTTTGTTTGGTATACTGATACAAAGAGGAGTAACATGACAGCATTACTTATGATGTTTAGTTTTTTTGCAGGGTTTATTGTGTGCTACATTGGCATGACATATGGAGTTGATCAAGAGGGTACTTGGGTCAGCAACAAAGAATTTGATAGTGAGTAGTAGGACGGTCATCTGTGAAAAATGTAACAAAGAGATTGAAGTTAGATGGGGAATTTTTGCCAATCAAACCCTTTCAAGACACTATGGCTTGGAGCATAAATGAAAAAAAATAACAACGATAAAAATAAGATTAAGATAAAAAGATCTAGGAAAAATAAAAAACGATTGTTAAATAAGAAAAAAGAGTCTAATCTTTTAGGCCAGTATGAAATGCTTCGACAGTCATTGTTGTCTAACTCTATTCAAAGAATAACTGATGTAAAAAATGATGAGGCTAAATAGTGACTTCAGAACTACACAAAAAAATAACAAATATTCTTTTTGAAGAAATAGGCAAGATAAAAGTTCATATTATAGATCCAAACAGTTCTATCTTAGAAATTGAGTATGAACTTATAGCAGATAGAATTATCAATGAAATTGAGGACTTAAATGGATAAGCATTACTTTGAGTCACCAGAGTATTCTTCAGATGATTTAACTAGAGATGATTATGCAAAACAGTTTATTCCTGGACAAGATAGTTTTACCAAGATCCATGGCTCTGGTACAGATACAATTAAAATAGTTAAAAACTTTATGCCTGAAAAAGACATTGAATTAATCATGACTAAAATTAATTTTATGTATGATAGGGGTGAGCATAAAAATTTTAATCCAGCCATTGTGGATTCTAAAGTTTTAGAATACATAAAAAAAATCAAAGAAAAGTCCGAAAGTCTTTTTAATATAGAGTTAGACTATGATGAATATGCAAGTCCATCGACAAACTTTGATTCTTATCTTGCTGGAAGAACAAAAAACTTTGTTACTGCAGTTCATTCTGACAACTTGGATATTGATAAAGAAAAATATCAAAAATATAACTGGAGCGGTCATATATCAAATTTAATTTATTTAAATGATGATTATAATGGCGGAGAGTTGTTTTTCCCACATCATAATTTAAAAATTAAACCAGAGGCAGGGATGTTAATATCTTTTCCTGGGCACTGGTGGAATAGACATGGCATTCTTCCTGCCAGCGATACAAGATTTGCCATGTCTGTATTTTTTAAAATAAAAAATTTTGAATAGTGTATAATAATATAAAAGGAGACAATGTGAACTTAAAAAAAGCAAGTCAAAGCGTAGTAGCGTTATTTTTACTAATTGCTATTTTTGCTGGTATTTCAGCAGTTTATCTATTGGCTAAATAATGTCAAGAAGATCATCTGGCAGTTATAAAAGGCACGATGGATTTAATTCAGTTCAAATTAAAAATGGAATGATTGTTCGAATTGGCAAAGATGGAAAAATAAGGCAAGTTCTAGGAAAATATGGAGAGTATAAAGGTAAAGATAAATAATATTTTATTTTTTTAGTTTAACTTATTTTTTTTAATATAAATATCAGAAGTTAAACTATCATTAAGTGCAAATGCATGCACATACCAATCTGTATTACGAATAAATTCATTGACAGCCATTACTACTTCAGTTCTTTCTTTACTCGTTGCTTCGGTATTATTTTCATAAATGCTGTAGTCATTTATTCCTATAATTCCTCCATCTTCTATAATTTCTGCTGACCCTTCTAGATAGTTTCTAACGGACAAATAATCATTACACGCATCTAGATAAATAAAATTAAATTTGTGCCGATTTCTTATTATAAATGTTTCAAAGTATTGTCTATATATCCTTACAGAAGCAATTCCTTTAAACCTAGAGCGAACAAAATTGTAATGTTCCCCCACTAATTCCCACCTTGCCCCGCCATATTCACTGGCATTATAGTCTATGGTTTGAAATGGATCAACTAGTGCAGCAATTCTTGGATTGACCTCTTTAATTACTGCTTCCGAAAAATCTCCAGCCAGCACACCAACCTCTAAATATTTTATATTTTTTTCTAGTGTTTTTAAAAATTCATACCTTGTAGAGTATAATTTGGCCCCATTTATTTTTTCTTGCGGTATCACGTCTGGAGCGCCCTGGGTTGGGGGGAGAACGAATACCATTTTTAAATTATATCATAGTGTATAATAGAAAGATGACAAATCAAACTGGTTCTAGTTATGTTCCTGAAAAAAAAATAGATAACATAAGCAAAATTATTGGCACTGGGCCAGACACTATCAAGGTCATACGTAATTTTATGCCAGAGGAAGATGTTAAAGAGTTTGTAAAGTTTGGAGATAGCGTTCTCCATACCAAAAAAGAAAAAACACATCACTGGGTGGTTGACTCAATACATATTAAAGGAAAGCCAATATCAACACTTTTTAATAAATATAATACATTGTTAAGGTCGAAAGCAGAAGAGTTGTACGGTTTAAAACTAAACAAAGATAGAGGTCTTGATTTTTTTATTCATCCAGTCGGATCATATCTTGAGCCACACACAGACATTATTGATTATGTTCAAGAAGAAATTTATGATGTTGGGAATCTTTTAATTGAACAAGAAAAACATTGGCCATTTTTATGGAGTGGTCACGTTTCAATTCTTGTATATCTAAATGATACTTACGAAGGTGGAGTATTGTATTTCCCTGATCAAAATGTTGAAATTGTACCTGAGCCAGGAATGATGGTTTTATTTCCAGGAAACCTGCACTTTTTGCATGGAGTTACAGAAACAAAAGGAACGGCTAGATATACAATATCTTTGTGGACACGTTTTACTGATTTTAAAAATGAACTTTTAGACTAATTAAGTTTTTTCTTACATTTCCCATTTTTTAATTTAATACATTTCTTTTTTATTGCAACTTTCTTTTTTACTGTTGTTTTATTTTTTATAATTATAGGGTTATCTTTAACAACAGGGATTGAATTGGTTTCTTGCACAACAACTGCTGGAGCAACTATTGCCATGGCCTTATCTATAACACTATTAAATTTATATACGGGATCAAACTGTAAAATTTTTGTGCCACCGCCAGCCCATCGTCCACAGTTTGGCTGATTAAATCCGTGGCTTGTAGCACCTAAATAAACTTCTTGATTATTGTGCATAATGGTGTTTGGACCCCCAGAATCTCCACTACACACGCTGCCAGGCAAAGGATTTCCTATGTTAACTTCGTTAGAAATATCAAGTATTGATCCGTAGAGATAGTGTGCATCTCTAATGGTCTCCCTTGCAGTGCCCGAAGAATCTTGTTCTCCATATCCAGCAATTTTAACCTGAACCTTATCGTTTTGTATTTTATTTTTTATTTCTTCATTAAGCAATACGATTTTATTATTAACTAAAATTGGTTTTGATAAAATCAATACGCTAAAATCATTTTGATATGGATCAGACTTATTATAATTATCAGGTAGTAAAAAACTTTCTACGCTAACCTTTGTTGCATTTAACCCAGTGCTCTGATTAGGCAATCCAACGTGTGTTACTGGGTATGGGGCAGACAAACAATGTGCAGCAGTAAATACAATTCTTGGCTCATATAAATATCCACTACATCCAGGATATTCTTGCCCAAAATAAAGGACAACAACCCTACTAGGATCTTTTTCCTTTTCACCATTTTCAATAGCAAAAGATGGATTTATTCCAAGGGACAGAAGTACGCTGAGTAATAAAATCTTTTTTATCATATTATAAGTATATCCAATTGAATGCGTTTTGTCAATAAAAAAGGCCACACATTTCTGCATGGCCAATTTTATATTATTGATTACTTCTTTTTCTTTGCTGCAGCCTTCTTTACAGGTGCCTTAGCAGCCTTTAGAGCGGTATCTACGGCATCAACTGTTGGCAAGATGCCAAAAGCCTTATCTCCTGGATTAATTGCTCTCAATGCAACGGGTGCTATAGCAGCAACTAATGCAGCCCAAAGATCTTTTGGATCTGTTACTCCAGACATGTATAGTGCAAGTCCAGCACCAAGTACTGAACGACCATAGGATGCTCCCATAGCCTTTAATTGTTTAGTGTCAATGTTTGACATGTTTCTCCTTTTCGACAATTGTCTTTCACCCCTTTCAGGGTATATTAATTATAGCACCTTGAACTGGGTTGTGCAAGGCATGAATAATAGGCTTAATAGATAAATGGCTTTGGGTTTTTAAGTTGTTTTTTTAATTTTCTAATTTGATTTTTTACTATAATTAATTTTATCAACCTTTTAATCATTATTTTTGTAAACCCTCCCATAAAGAATAAAAACTATCTGCCCAAAAATTATGAATAATTATGCCATTATGTCCATCTCTTTTTCTTAGATCATATTTAGTTTTTTCATTAGTTTCGTACCATTTATTTATATATGTTCCACAATTATTCTTGATATCCATATTTAAAAAATTTTCAAACATATTTAAATTATCAAGATTATCAGAGTCTAGTTCGTCCCATGTTGAAAAAATTAACTTAACATTATTGTCTTTGCATATTTTATTAAATAATTTCCACCCTAAAAGAAATTTTAAAAAGTCTTCATTATATTCTTTTTCATCTGATATAAATTTTTTGGTTTCTTTATTTTTTTCTCTACTAAGATAGTATCCCTTTGGGTACAACTGTTCATGTTTCCAGAATGAACCTCCATCATCCCCTCTATAAAATTTATGCATTCTTTGATGATTTGGTAATAAAATAAAATATACATTTGGATAGCCATATGTCTCAAAATAAATTAAAGCATTGGTAATAATTTTTGACCAGCCCCAACCAGATCTTGAAAGATTAAAAAATCCAGAACACTTCATATCTTTTGAAATTTTATTATATAGAATGTTAGTCCAAGCGTTTTCTATATTATCGCCAACACCCTCGCTTTCTGAGCATCCGCTAAACAGGATATGGAGTCCATCATGATTAGTTGTGAAATTGTCTGATCTAAAAAACATATCATTATTCTTGTACTCTACACTTTTATCTGTATCTTTTATTTCTTTTTCAGATGAGGCTCTATATAATATTTTATTTTCTTTTACGCCTAAGAATTGAGATAAATCAAATTTATTTTTAGTCAAATCAGTAAAAGATGACTCCTCGTTAATTAAATCAAACAATATATTTACCCCTTTCTCTTAATATAAATATCATAAAACCCTAAAGAGTGTAGTGCGAGCCCATCAACATGCCAATTTTTATTATTCCACAAAAACTCGTTTACAACATTGAATGTAGAATATGGAACATCTCCAATAATGCCATCATAGATTGTGTAGTCGTTTAGCCCTATAATAGAGCCAACTTTTGTTTTTTCTGCTGCAGTATGCAAAAGTGGTCTAATTGATAACCTATCATTTAGTGTGTCTAGGTATATATAATCATATATTTCTGTTAACTTTGGAAGAATTAGCCTTACATCTCCTTGGAACAATTTAACACTTTTATATTGTTTAAATTTATTTTCAATAAAAGGTACTTGATCTTTCTCTGTATATAATAATTCATGTTTTGTTGGTTCGCATAAGCATTCTCCAAATTCTCTCCAAGACCAACATTTTAAGTCCCCTCGAAAATAGTCAAACAAATGTATGAGTTCTGGTTCGGTTTGTTGAGCAACTAATTCAGAGTAATATCCCCAAGCAACTCCAGCCTCCATAAACTTTATTCCTTTAGGCAGTGTCTTTATATACTCTTCTCTATTGGTATAAATTTTTGCACCATTTAGTTGTTCTTGATCAATAAGATAGGCACATTCAATTTCATCGTCTTTAACCCTAGTTGCATGCCCCCCAATAATTGGCGGTACTGGCCTTCTTGCCATCTTATAACTCTCCTCCGTCAACTTTAGTAGGTGCTGTTGCCAAAGATCCGCAATCAGCACACTTCATATCTAAAAAATATAAGGCAATTGCACCATCTTCAAACATTGCCTTAATATTCCAAACCTTAGATCCACATACGCATACATGTGTAGGTGTGCCCCGTAAATCCATCATTGTTATTTTACTGCCTTTCGTGTTAACAAGACTACAGCGCCATTGTCTTCAAGTGCCTTCTTGACTTTAACCATGTACTGAACTGCTTCTATTTTATCGTCATGACCTAGCCTAATAAAAGCCTTCTCATCTGCACGAATAACTAAAAAATGTTCGTTATCTACTAAGTCAACACTAAAATCTTTTGGTGCCCTAATAGACCTAAAGGCTTTACGCATTGCATCTGTATACATTATTTTGTTTCCAAAGTTAATGCTTGCCAGTGACTAGACCATGATTCTTTATTCTTATGGCTATTAAACTCTTTCGAAGGCTCTCCCTCTTCTAAGTAAATACCGCCCCACAAACCATATTCTTTTCCAGATACTCCAACAGCAAAACATGTTTTTATCACGGGACAGTTTAAACAAAACTGATCCATATTACTTCTAAATTCTATGCTTCCCTCTTCGTACTGTTCAAAAAACAAAGACGTTTCGTAGTTTATGCAAAGACCGTCGTCTTTCCATTTATTTCTTTTAGTTGCCAAAATCTTTACCTTTTACGTCAATTCCAACTGGATCAATTTTATCAAAATCGGGCAACCCTTCCCATAGTTGCACTGAGTCACGGTAAGAATACATTTTTTTTGCACTTGTTTTTTCTTTTATATCAAAAGAATACCAAGATGGCATTGTATATCTAACTCCAGAATCAACTCTGCTTACAATATGCTTATAATTGTTATTTCCAGGGAAAAGAATAAAAGATCCAGGAGTTGGCTTAAATGTTAAATCATATTCTGGAAAAATAATTTCTCCTCCAGTATAATCGTCATTAGGATACATTAAAACAGATATATTGTATTTATAAAAATCTGCAGTCCAGGCTGGAGTGCCGTCTGGTTTTTCACAATCAGCATGCTCTTTAGAGTTCATTCCAGGAATCCACTTGATAAAGTGTGGAGGGTTAAATGGTACTCTTTTTACTGGTACCCCATACCCGTCAATAATCTTTTCTTTAATTACCTGAAATGTTTTATGCTCATACTTATTAAGTAGATTTGCCACATCTGGATCTGTTTCTCTAATAACTTTGTCTCTAAGATCTTTTCCACCCATAAATTCATCATCATCTTTATATTTATTTAAAAATATATTCATTAATTTTAAATCTTCAGAATCTATAAAATTTTCAATAATTACTATGTTTTTTTTATCTTTTCCAATAATATCAAAAAAGTTTTTGTATGGCGTATAATCAACATTATTTTCCATTTTTATCTCCGTATTCGTTAGGAAGGTGCCAGCCTTTATTCGTGAGTTTATAAACCTTGTCTATTCCCCACTTACCGTTAATAAAAGAACCATATTTATTTGAATACCCACTTGGAGATTCTTTTCTAGACACAAGGTCCCAACCAACCCATCTAAGATCTTTAAAATTTTTAACAATTTTTTCTGCGTGCTCTAATTTATTAACTAACATAATTCTCCTTAGTATTGAAATATTCCAAGTTCAACATTTGCACTTTGTGCAGCCTTTGCCAGTGAAGATAACTGTTGTTTTGGCTTACTAAAAAATGCAAAATAATTCATATTAGGCATAAACTCTTTTATCCAATCGTCTACAGCCTTATATGTTTTAATTTTTTTACCACGACCCTTCATTCCTTTTTCTGACAAATTGCAGAATTCCATAGCAAAATTATGAATTTTGCTTTCTTTAGATCCAACAGAATAAACAACAAATTCGTTATCATCTTCAGGCATAGAAGAAAGCATAACTCCTATTGCACGCAAAAAAACGGAATAGTCATCAAACTCATTAGTCGCTTGAACTACTACCATCATTTTTTTCTGCACTCCTTAAATCGTCTAAGATAAGCATTAGCCTATCAATTTCTTCTTCTTGCATCTGCGTAGTGTCAACGGGAACAGCAAGATCCTGTTCTATATTCCCATCTTCTGAAACTACTGTTTGATAAAATATATTGTCTTGAACCCAATATGCAATATCTCCAACTACAATAACTTTTATTTTGTCTTGACTATATTTTTGTCTAGACTGCTGAGAAGGATGCGTACCTTTCTTTTTAGCAATCAGAGACTTAATAAAGTCTGTGTTGGTCGGTAAAAAATTTTGTATTAATTCATGAATTGTACTTTGCCTAAACTTAAACTGAGAAGGCTTTGCATTTTTTTCACGAAACAACATTATTGTTTTTTTACCTATATATATTATAGAGGCTAATAGCCATATTGTCAAGGCCAAAGCGGCATATTGATATATGTTATCCATAAAAACCTATCTAAATATATCGTTTAGTCGATGTGATTTATTATATTTTTTACCAAAATCTGCAAACAATGCTTTGTCTTTTTCTGCATTAACAATTTTTCGTGACCAAGAAAATCCTGCGTCTCCACCCCATGCTAGCCACATAATATAGCCATTAGATGGGTTGGCTTGATTGGCCCAATCTTTACCTTTTTTATCTACTTCATGACGAGAAAAATAAGAATACATTCTTTTAACAGTACTGAGAGAGATTGTTTCTCCTCTTGCTAGTTGTCCTGCACGAGTCCAACCTACTGATGTGCCAGCACCCTTTGCCTTACCCTGTTCTTTAAATTTAATTGCTTTACGTGCTGCTGCTCTTGCACCTGCTGGAGGAGAATATCCTTCTGCTTTTGAAATATCATCTGTTTCATATACAACAGTGTCATCATCTTCCCAAAGATCATCTGCTTTTGCAGCAGGAACACAGTTAGGAACCATTTTTCCATTTGTCCCTGGCTTCATTCCACGTTGTACATATCCATCCCAACATGGCGCTTGCTTATTTAAATCTGGACAACAATCACTTTTCATTTCATTTGCTTGACAAACTGGACAATTTTCACAGTTTACATTTAGTTCCTTGCATGTTTCGCATCCACAACCGTCATAGGATTTATCTTGATATGTATCTGTTGGCATCATTGAATTTTCTGAGTTGCTACTCATTGAGTGATTATTTATATCTGCTTTTTCAGCATCTTTATACATCATTCCAATGCTATACGCTGTTGGTTTCCACGTACCGTTCTCTTCTTTATAAATTCTAACAGCCATTGCTGGATTTTCTGGGGGCATAGATTCAATTGCGTATTCTGTTCCAGGAGTTCCGTATGTCCCACCTTCATTCATAATGTGCTCTATTACACCATGAACAACTCCTTCAGATGTTGAGCCCATAACAAAATCGCCTTCTTTAAGGTTTGTCATGATTACAGTATATCACTCATTTAAAGTTGAGGTTTATAAAAATCAGAAAGATACTCATTTTTCCATTCTTTAAAGACATTTTTTTGGATAGAGTCTCTTTCTGTTGGCCCAATGGGGTCCACTTCTGTAAAATTGCTCCAGTGGTTGCTACTAACAGCGTTAAAATTAATCATAGAAACATACTCGTTTGGGCTAAACCTCGTTGGCTTTCTCCAGTGAGCGTCTTTTTCTCCTTCAAAAATAACAGCATCATTATCATTTAAGCCAATAGAGTTTCCGTTAACAACAACATCCCATTTTTTATTTGTCTCAAATTGATAATCAAATACAATTTCACAGTTTCCGTCGTCGACGTGTGGTTTTAACTTTGGATTGCCATACTCTAATTTGTATCTATTAAATCCAACATCTTTAACTTTATAATTTTTACCATAACTATTTTTAATAATTTCTTCCACTTTGTCAATTATTTCTGACTTTAAATGTGGCAATGGCATGGTAATTCTTCCAGTGTCTGGACGAAGAGTATAAAGTTTTAGGCTTTCTTTTTCTTTAATGATATCCTTTAAATAATCAATTTCTATTTTTGAAAAAATGTTTTCGATAAATTTATGCATGCTATTATATCCCTTAATTAGGATCCATAGCCTTTATGATGCTCATTAAGATGGGTATCCTGTCATAAGGCAAATCGCTAATGGCTTTTAAGTCAAAACATTTGGAAGATAAAGCAATTATTGGATTTTTGCTTGTAATGTCGTCTATTTCTAGAAAGCCACGTTCCCAAAAATACATTGTGTCTGCATATATTGCACCTAGATGTGCGTCATATAAGTCCTTATTTACTAATTCCATCTTATCTGTCACCTTATACAAGAATTCACCAGTCGTTGGATCTATTCCGTCAACCTCAATGGCACCCGCCAAAATTAAATCGTCAACCATCCGATCTATATTGTCATCTTTGCTCACGGAGTTGACTCTTTTGTTTTATTATTTAATATTTTTGCCAAGTTTATTCCAAACTCTTTCATGTAAAAAGAATCCTATCATTTCACATGTAGTGTAAATGATTGCAAAAGCCCCAGCATACTCCCAATGGGCTTCCCCAGTAATTATTTTTTCAAAAAAATACACCAAGGTTCCAACAAATAGGATGTGTACTACTGGCCAAGTA